GCTAAAGCATTTGCAATATTTTTAAAACCGTCAATTTGTTTTTTATTGTTAACGTCAATTAAAATGCCTTGCTGAACAAATTGATCGTTCATCAACTGAAGTTGTTTAGCTCCGGCTGCTGTTTCTGCATCCATTTTAATAAGAACGTTTTGAACACCTTCTGCGTATTGCTTATTTTCTTTATAAGACAAACCTATATCTTTAACACTGCCTTGCATCGAAGTAACCATTGCCGCATTTTTAATAACGGAAGATTGGAAACTGGCAATTGCCTCTACTGCAATTCCAGGGGCAGAAGCAATTGCTCCCATTACGTTATTAATTAAAGAATATAAAATTTGTATTTTAGCAATCGCCGTAACAGAAGCCAAACTAAAGCCGCTCATACCCTCGTGGGCTTTCGCTGTATTGGTAGCAGTACCTTCCATCTGAGATTTAAGTTGAGAGGCAAATTGAGCGCCAGCTTGAGTTTGGCCCACAAGACGAGCAGCGGCAGCTTCACCTTGCATTGCGGAAGCGGCGTAAGAAGCCATTTCAGTTGAACGAGTTTGAGCAAAAGCAGCAGCTTCTTGCATTTGTGCTTTAATGCTGCTAGAAAACTGCGTACCCGCTAAAGGTTGACCAATTAAAGTATTTGCTGCACCCGAAGAAGACATTATAGACGAACCGTTGGCTTCGTTAAAAGCGGCTCGTCTTTCAGAGGCAGTTCTTTGCGCACTCGTAACTAGCTGTTTATCTAATTCAGAAAGCTTGGCAGTCATAGCTTCATTAGCACGAACTATATCGCTTGCTGAAGCTGTTCCCGAAGTCTTAATTTCTTGGAAAGCGTTTACAATTTTAATTTTAGCAGCTTCAATAGAAGCAGCAGATTGAATACCTAATGTTTGAAATTCAGATTTTAAAGCAGTTGCGTTTAAAGTAGCTTCTATATTATTTAAACTTCTAAAAGCTCGCATAACATCAGCAGCACTTGAATTAGCATCGTTACCAATAGCTTCGAATTGAGCTTGAAAAAATTGTCTAGCGCGTTGCAATTGATCTTGCTGCAACTTCATTGTAAAATCAGAATTTATATTTAAAGAATTAAAAGATTTTTGTATCTCTCCACCAGCATTTGCAGCAGCTTGAGACAATCTTTTAAAAGCTTGATCCACAGAACGTGAAGCATCGCCAGTTTTATTAGCAAATTCGCTAACAACTTTAAATGCTTTTTCAACGTCCATTTGAAACTTAGAAGTATTGGCTTGAAACCCGATTATAAGATCATCTGACATTATATACCACCTTCGCGGATAGCTCGCAAAACTGTTTCTTTAAATGTGTCAACGACTTCTTGGCGTTTGCTTTCAAAAGCAGGGGCCATAAAAGGCTGTGCCGCCATTTTAGAAGTTCCGCGTTCTATAAACTTTGCATACCATGCTTCTTTGTTCTTAACAAAAACTTCAAATCTAAACGTTCCTTTAGGCATATTTTTAACAACTTTAATTTTAATATTTTTTTTCAAGTTTCCAGGCTTAAGTAAAACTTTCTTTTCGCCTTTGCCTAAGTAATGTTCAACGCTTCCTAAAGGCGCTCGTAACGCTGCTTCGTCTCTAAATATTTTGATACTAGTTCTAACCGCTTCTTTAACAATTTGATTTGCAACTACATCAGAAAAAATTTTAAGCCTTTGACCTAATTCGTTTAATCCGCTAATTGTTATACTTGCTCCATCTTCGGCCATAAAATACACAAAAGCCGCTAAATAATATCCTCGCGAATGCTATTTAACGGCTTCTCCTTTACCCAAAAAGTTTGTTAGCGTAAGCTTCTAATTCTTCTTGTGTATATTCTTTTTCCGGTTCTCTTTCTATAAAATTCATACAATCAATTGTTGTAAAAGGTTCAGGCTTTGCTTTACTATCTCGATTCAAGTTAAGGTGCAACGCCATCATTTGGCCGTGCCTTAATTCATCTCGATATTGCCCGTAAGGTTCGATCCGCTCATAAACACCCCATCCTGCGATTTGTGAGCCGGTTAAGCCTGGTTTCCCCGAAAGAATGAAGGTTAGGTAGCGAGGCTTGCCGAACCAGACACCCAGGCTAAATTTGAGCGTCCTGCTAGGTTCCCCACGTACGAGTTCATCAGGGTGCCGACAACCAATCTCTAAGCAGAGGCGATAGAGGCTTCTGAGGACTGGTTGTCGTCTGAGTTTTTTTCTGCGCTACTCGAAAGACCATTTAGTTTATTCGCAACAGACAAAATTTTAAAATAAAAATCTTTACTTCTTCCTTTAATTAATTCTACATCATCTTTGCTAAAAATCCTATTTCCACTTTCATCAACAATCGCAGCACAAATTAATAACGGCTGAAATTTTTTCATATCAATTTCATCCGAATCTACTTTCCTAGAAAGTTCACAAACTTCCATATAATCGTTTCCGCTTAATTCCGAAACAATAACACTTCCGCTTTCAAGTTCTACAACTTCAGTTTTAAGTTTGCCACTCTCTAAAATTTCATCCCTGTTAAGTACACTCATTGCGCATTCGCCTTTCTGACTTGAGAATAGCGCCCCGAAGGGCGCTTTGTTAAACTATTTATTAAGCAACCGTTACAGCGCCGTTGATCTGAAATTCAAAGCTGCCAGTCTGTACACCGTCTACTTGAGAATCAGGAGCAGTAGGAAACTTCAAAATAGAAGCGTTAAAAGTTCTAACTTTAGCAGGAGTTGTATACTTGAAGTTTGGAGTAGAAGAAGCACCAAAAGCAGCAAGACAAGCTGCTTGCCCAGCATCACTTTCCAAAATAAAGACATCGCAAGAAACCGTGCCATTATCTACAAGGCCAGTACGATATTCTTTAGCGGAACTTTGCAAATCGGTAACGTCAATTTTAGTAGCACTCGCACCAGAAGGTTTAATGGTTTTTATCTGGTTAATTACAGTCCATAAAGCAGGCGTTGCAGTTGCAGTACCAATAGTAATAGTTTTACCAGCAGTGTTAATATCAACGGCAAATGTGTCATTGGTTGCACCGGTAGCAACTTTAGTAACAACAGCAGTTTGCCCATTAAGTAATGCTGCATCTGAACCAGCAAAACTTGCAAAAGTAACAACATCTCCGTTTGCAACTCCTGAATGCCCCGTCATAGCAAGAATTGTGGGATAACCAGGAACTACAGCAGTAAGTGTGGCAGCAGAACCGGACGTTCCGGCAATATACAGCTTAGAATTTTGAGCCAACTGAGCGGCAATACTCATAATGTTCTCCTTCGTGCAATTTGCACTTGTTTAGTTAACCTTCGTAAGAATCATCGGTTCGTCTATGGTTTCTATGAAGTTCTTTGCATCTAGTTTTAATTTCAATTATATCTAAAGCATTTCTTTCAGCAGTTGCTTGATGCAAATCTATTTTTTCCCATAACTTTTTAAGCTCTTCTTTTAAATCCTCTTTTAAAGAAGTAAAACCGTTATCTATCAAATAGCCAATAACGCCAAGCATTATTAAAATCAAACCTGAAATTCCAGCCCACAAAATGGTATCAGCGTTCGGCATAGTCACCTCTTTTTCAATTTTTATTTTTCCAAGAATCAATTCTTAAACAAATACCACTTGGGGAAAAAACATTATAAGCAACTACTGTATAATATTTTCCATTTCTTCTATGTTTATTGCCGTCTTCTAAAACTTTTACAGAGCATTCTTGTTGTAATTCTAAAAGCTCAATTTTAGCCAAATTATTCATCTTCCGACCTGAGAACTGTTACAAGAAGATTCGCACAAAATCATTTCTTTATAAATGCCATTTTTAGAAGCAGAAGCAGTATAGCAACCAAACGTTAACGTTCTAGCAGGACATTTAAAATGAATTGACACAATTTTGCCAGCAGAAGCAGCTAAAACAGTTTCATTTGTATTTGCACAAGCAAACAAAATTAATATTGAGCTAAATAACAATAACTTCATCTGTGCCTCCGTCCTGGTTCTCACCGTCTAACGACCAACAATAAAACTCCATATGTGTATAAAATCTTTTAGTATCCGTTTCAAAACTTTCTATCGGTACTGACACAGAAACGTTTGCAATTGCGCCAGCTATTTGATAATGATCCGTTTGCGATTCTACTGCATTACTTGCTAACAAATTTGCAGCTTTCATTGCAGCATCTACATTATTTTGCTTTATTTTCATATCACTATAATCAATAGAGTAAATTGAAATTTGAATTTTCACTCTATTGGTTCCCGAATCCCCATCGAGTTTATTAAAAGACTGCCCGCCAATTACGGTATAAATTGCGTATAAACTAGCAACTTCAGAACTTGTTCCATCAGGGTCAGGATGCACTATGGGATAAATTTCATTCCCAAAAACAGGAACTAAAACAGTTGAAAGTTGTGTTTCTAAAGGTATTGTCACTGTGCTTTAACCTTTTTAATCAAGTCGTATTCAACAAAAATAGTTTCAATATCTCCAACATTAATGTTGCAAAAAAATTCACATTTACAACTAACTACTTCATTGACAGCTACACGCAACTCAAAAGATTTTGTATATCTAGGCAGTCCTAAAACTTTCATCATTTTCTTAGCAAAATCTTGTTCGTCATGAGTTATAATTGCCATTTTAAACCTTCTTTCTATTGGGCTTTAACGCCAGATTCAGTAGTTAAAATCAATTCTCTGTTTCGCATATCAACATTATTAATTCCAAGTATTGAATAAATGTAACCGCTAAAAACTATTCGCATTGTGGGCAAAACACCATCAATAAAACGAAAACTTATTTTTTGATCTGCTTTAGGCCAAGCCGCACAAGCTGAAACTTTTTCGCCACCCTTTAAAGTCTCTATGCTTGCCCACAATTGTTTAAAAGTACTCCACGTTGTAACCACAGAAGAATTTGCTTGTTTTACCTTGGTGGGTAATTCAATTGTTATCAAACAACGCTTAGCCCCATTTCTCATATTCGGTGTATCCTGTAACTTTCAATTAGGCCATCCATTAACTCAGAAACGTCATATTTTGTTTCTCTGTAAGCA